CTTGTGTCTGTATCGCTCATGTATACATCAAATGGTTGGACTTGCCATCCTTGAGACTCTGCACAACCTTGAGCTATAGAATCCTCAAGTCTGCGACCCCATGCCATACGCTCTGAGTCTTCTAAGTTGATAACAACCTTATCTTTTTTTTGGTTGTACAACTCAAACTCTGTTTGGTATGGGTTGACATCAAACAATGCTGATACTTCTGTAGAAGTTACATCAAGCAATCTGTTTTCTAACCAATCTTGTTTGTTGGTTATTGGAATTTCTTTAACGGTCATTAAAATAGTTCTCCTTGTTTTTCAGTTTTTGGAATTGAATAAACAGCAATCTTCTTGCCATTCTTTTGTCTTTTCATTTCTGTTTGAATGTTATGCCCTGCTTCCTTTAGGTCATTTATTCTGGCAGCAAGTCTAAAGCAATTAAAAAGCTCAAGAGCTTGGATGGCAGTTAGTGGGCCGTAGTTCTGTAAGTGATACAGAACCTTGGCACTTTGTGATGTTGTTTGTCTCATAGGTCAGGACTCTCTTGAAACTTGACGTACTCTGTATCTGGTACAATCTGCATTTTCCATTTACCAACAACTGCATCGTTGCCACTAAATCTCCAAGTAGGATCTTCTTTGTCATACTCATAATCACAAAGTTGATACTGCTTTTCTTCTTCAATGCAACCTGACTCAAGACGTTTGCGACTACCTTCTGTGAAACAACATGAAGGCCAAACAGTTCTGTTAATAGCCCATCTAATTGCTTTTAGCCTTTCATCAAGTGCATACTCGTTGTTGGCATAAACTTCGATAGTAATTTTTCTCATTGTTAAACCTCCATGATGTGTTGGATCTCAGGTTGACCAACGTGTGTAGTCACTTTCTCCCAAGGTGTTTTGTTCATAGCAGAGTTATGTCTCTGAACTATTTGTGCTGCTTCGAGTAGGCTGTTTGCTTCAACAACAAAAGTGTGATGAATAACCTTTCTCTCTACTACTTCGTATTTAGTCATGGATTTAAAAAAGAAATGTACTGAGGGTGGTCTTGTAATTCACATTCGAGTCTGAGTTCTTCATCCCAATCCTCTGATGTGTGCTTGCAATAAGGAAGGTTAGCCAAGAAGGCCAACCTTTCTAGTTTCTGGGTATCTGTCATCTGATTACCCCATACTTTTCTTTTGTAAGTATTGTTAATTCTCTGCAACGAGATTTAAAGTATCTGCCATGATCTGCTTTTTTGCCAGTAAAGAATTGTTCACAATGAATCATTTCATGTAACAAATATCTTAATACTGTCTTTTCAGAGTTATAACCGTTAATAGTTATACCCTTACCATAGTTCCAACAAAAACCACCATAGTGTGAATGAGGTTTACCACGAAAATAACAAGTACAATCTTTTAGATCGTTGTTCCAATATCTTTTATTAAATAAATGATATTTGGCCTGTAACCATTTGTCGGAACGCTTAATGTGTCCTTCTTGTCTTGGTGCTTTTGCTTTACCAAACTTAACGCTTGGATACCAAGTAAATCGATCACTCTTTTCAGAGTAATATTGAAATTGTCTAGCCATGTGTTTGTTAATAGAAATTAGTAAACAACAATTGAAGGTATAACACCTTCGTAATTAAGTGTAGCACATACTGCAACACCTGTCAAGAAACTCGTTAATCAAAGGCATCTCGTTTCTTCAGTACTTCCACCTCAGAAAAGCATCTTGGGCATCTTAAATTAGTCATTACTGAAAACTCCGGGTACTGTGGCATTGACTCATCAATGTCTATGTCCGTACCGGGAACTAGATCAGCATCGCACCAGTAACAGTTCATTCTCTACCAAAAATTAGTTCATGGGCTGATAGTTCTATACCTCTATCCCATGCTGTCTCAAGCAGCTTACGTTGAATAGATGTTGGTATAGTGCCATCTCCCTTTTGCCATTTAGATACTGATGCTGGGTCACGATGTATCGCCCTAGCTAATGCTCGAACACCACCGAACTCAGCAATGGCTAATTGTACTGGTGTTTTAATAGTTGATTCCATAGTTCTATATTGCCATAAATGCAACATTAATACAAGTAATTAAGCAAAAAAAAAGAGGGTTGTTACACCCTCTATAAATTTTTTTAATTAGTTGGTAAGAACATCCTGTTAACTGGTGGTCTAGCATTTTTTTCTAAGAAGTAATCAATACTAGCTTGCTCTAACTTTGTGAAGTTAAGCTGTCCATTCAAATGGCTGTAATCATATCCAATAAATTGTGCTAATTGCATAATCCTTGCACAGATTTCGTTGTAGCTGTGTCTGATCTCTGTTAAATACCATTCACGATACACAGTAGATTTTTTAAATTTTCTGGTGTAAGGAATGTTAGTTAAACAATCAGGTGTGCCAAGACTAACTCTGTAATTGTGGTCGATCATTTCGTTTTTAAAGTTCATCTGTTCACATCTCCATAATGATTTGTGTCTTTTTAAACTTTCTATATCGACACGATATTTAAGAATTTCAACGCCAGTTTCAAACCTTTGTATTGGTTTGATGTGTTTCCATAATCTGTCTTCGTATGCTTTGATTAGCATTTTGAATTCTGATTCGGGTAAGTTAATTTGATGTTTGTCCATGTCAAATAAGGATTAGGAATAAAAGTAAATAAGGAAATAAAGCAAAGGCCATTAGTTGACCTCTGCTTTGTGAAACTCAATGCAATTTGAGTAATTGCCATTTACTTTGGCTATGTAAAAGTCACCGTTGATAATAACTTTGTCACCATGTGCAATTGGTCTAAGATTGTACATTCTGCGGTTAGCCATTCTCTGTTCTCTGCTGTAGCTGCTTTGTACGCAAGCACCTGCATTGATTCCTACATACTTACCGTCACATAAATGCAAACTGACATTCCAGATGCAATTCATATCGTAAACACGTTTCTCACCTGTTGGTGCATAAACACCTTTGCGTAATCTAGGTGAACCTACTCTGACTTTGAAATCATTCTGCCAATCGTTATGACCTTGACTAACGTTAAGTGTCTGGAACAGTGGCTCAGATACTGCTTCGTAGTCGGCAGGTGTTGGCTCACAACCTTGCATAAACTCGTAGTAAAATTCAGATGATGTCTCAGCATTTGTTTTAACCATTTCGGTTATGCAATCAATGTGTGATTTAAAGAATGCTCTTTTTTCAGTTGCTGTAGTCATTGTTATTAGAAAATAGTAATGTACTCTTATAGTGTTGCATATAATCCAACAGGTGTCAACAAATTAATTTTAGATATTGCGATTTACTCTACATTTCTCTATATTGTATTTAATTTTATTTATTTTTTTGATGACACTAACAGCATTTAGAACCAAGACTAAAGTTGTTGGTGTTTCAGATTCTGGTCATCGAGTAGCTGAAGATCATCCAAATCATAATCCTCAGATTACTCAGGTGATTGTAGATGCACTACGAGAACTGCATGAAGACTATGGTATTGGCTATGGTTGCCTTTCCATGATGTTCGGTATCTCTCGTGGTTATATAGCTCAAATTTGCCGTTATGAAAAAAGAGTCTCCTATCCAACTCGCTACAAAACAATCCAAGTTAGGTAGACCTTCTACTAAACCTGATCCTGTAATAGTTAATGAAATAATAGAATGGATTGCTCATGGTAATACTTTACGCTCTTACTGCCGTCAGAAAAATAAACCTAATTGGAGAACTATTTATAACTGGTTGGAGAAGGATAAGGATGGAGACTTTATCACACGCTTCGCACACGCACGAGATATGGGTGCTGATGCTATTGCGGAAGAATGTTTGGAGATAATAGATGCACCTCCTCCTCTTTGCGGTTCTGAGGGCAATACAAGGCTAGATCCGGCAGCGGTACAGATGCAGAAGAACAGAGTAGAAGCAAGGTTGAAGCTATTGGCTAAATGGAATCCTAAAAAGTATGGAGAAAAGGTAGGAGTTGAAGCAGGTGGGAATATTAGTCTGACCATTTCAACAGGCGTTCCACAGGTGTGAGACAACCGTTGATCAAATTAGACTATACGCCCCGGACTTGGCAGAGAGAATGCCATATAAAGAAACAAAGGTTTAGCGTTTACGCATTACACAGGCGATCAGGTAAGACAGAACTGGCCATCATGGAGTTAATAGACAAGGCCATGAAGACAGACAAGGAACTAGCTATGTTTGTGTACGTTGCACCGTTCCTGAGACAGGCAAAAGCAATTGCATGGGCACGATTAAAACAAAAGATAGAACCATTGCGTAGAACGTCTGTAATTGAGATCAACGAGGGTGAGCTATCGGTCAGGTTTAAACACAATGGAGCGATCATTAGATTGTTTGGTGGAGACAATCCTGATGCCATGCGAGGGTTGCGACTTGATGGCATAGTCATGGACGAGGTTGCACAGTTGAAGAACGAGCTATGGACAGACATAGTCCAGCCAGCACTATCAGACCGTCTCGGA